TACCCTTGAACCAAACTCTATAAAATACTTTGGTGTTAATGAAAATTCATTGATATATCTTATACCAATTTTGTGTGTGACTTCATTCGTCAATGTATCGTTTATAAATATCTCGTTGCCTGTTACAGGGTTGATTGATGCCCTGACTTCTTTGACCTTAACAAGATTGCTACTGATGCCACCCTGCACCCCTGTAACCTCTTGATTTTCATAGATAGATATTAAGTGCCTCATTGTACCTGCTCGGATCATTACAGGCTCACTTCCATCAATGTTTGAATCATGTTTTTAAACCCTGTTGGTATTTCTGATGCAGGTGAACCAATAACAGCATTTTCTCTACTGTTGTACCATTCACCAATTATCAACAATCGTAATTGGTTCACTCTGTTTGTCTGATCTGTAACACCTGTTTCAGCTAATACAATAGTAGGTGTTTCAAAATCTAACTTTGCCATATCTACTAAAATACCATCTGAACAAAAATACCAATTTTTTCTGTCAATATATCCTGCTGTTGTTCCATCTTCTATAAATAAGATATCAGCATCAACAGGTAATGATAAATGTAACATGCCATCAACACCAATTTCAAGTTCATCTGCTGTTGCTTCCCATGCTCTTTGATAGAAATGTGCATGCGCTTCACTCTCAACCAATTCCAATGATGCATCTTTATAGTGACTTAATAAAGCATCATCCAATGCATGATCTATCAGCAAATGTTGCTTTATTAAATCTAATGTTAATGTATCGGTGTAATCAGTTTTGATTGTCATTTTTTCCCTTTATGATGCACCGCCTAAACGGTGCTATGGTTTAACCCTTTTTGGCTATACCTTTTTTAATAAGTGTTTCCGCCTGTTCATCTTCAATGCAGATAAACATGCCCTTCAATAGGTTTAACTTTTTGTTATCTTTGATTATCTGCACCAACATGTTAAACCGCCTTAAATACTACAAAACATTTATTTGGATTGATAACATTTGCATCAACTCTCATTGTTGCATAAAAGTTTACCATGTCCTTAGCCATGTCTGAATAATCATCACGTTTGATTGTCAATGAACGGATATCACGCACAATGTAGTTTTTCATATTACCGATAACAACACCAACTTCACCTGCTGTTGCACCGTTCATTGTGTAGTTTGGAACAACGGGATACCCTGCGATCATATATAGCCCTGCACTTGCATCTGTTGCTGTTGCCTGTGGTTGCAATAGTGGTCTGCCGTTACTGTCTTTCTCAACCTGCCATGCAGAAATAACAGCATCACTTGCATAAATCTTCATCCCTGCTCTTTGTGCAGGTGCAACCAATTTCAATGATGCTTCAACTTCTGCGATTGTTGGAGGTGTTCCTGCTGTAAATGTTACTTCTGAAACTGATGCTGTATTGGTTGCAATACCTGTTGGTTGTCCTGATCCTGAACCGCCAATGTATGCGAGTTCTAAAGTTTCACCTAAGCGTTCTGCAAAGATTTCAGAAATATAACCTTCAACATTAAAGAAGGCATCTTCAAGGAACTCTGTTGATACCTGAATACCTGTTGCCACCTTGAAAGAGTTTAGAGTTAATTTTGATGTAGAGAAATCAACCTTAGTAATATCTGCACCTTCTGCCGTCCATACACCTTTGTTTGCTGTATCGTCTACAATTGGCAAAGTGAGTTCACCGTTATCGCCTGTCGTGATGTGTCGTGCATCCTGTGTGATACTTCCAAATTCAGCGATCTTTTTAAACAGTTCTCTAAGGAAATCATCAGGCACACTTTCAGCACCTTTTGCAGGTGTTCCACTCATCATTGAACGTAGTTGGATTTCATTGTTTTTTGACTTACCACGCATAAATGCATCAAACTGTGAACGCTGTTCATTTTCATCAACTGTTGATGCTGTTTCTACTGCATCACCTTTGATTGTTGATCGTAGTGTTTCAATGGCATCAATTGAACTATCAACACCTTTGATTTCATCTTTCAATGTCTTAACGGTGTTTAGCGTTGCATCATCCATATTTTCTGAACGTGTATCAACAATGTTTTGCATCTCTGCTAATAGTTCCGCTCTTTTCTCTTTAAATTGTGCTAATGTCATTTTGTGACCTCTTTCAAATAATTTTGCGCCTTAATAGCGTTTATGTCTGTTCTGCACTCATGGCATGTATCAATGAAACTTGATGCCCTAGTTGAAACACTTGTTTTTTCATATGCAGGAAAAGGAGTTATTGAAATCTCTCTAACCTCTTTGATCTTAGTGATAAGCCGTTGTTCAGGTGATACCGTTGTATTCCAACTATCATCCTCAACACTAAACCCAAAACTAACACCCTGTATATCCCCACGCTTTACCAATTCAAATGTATCTTTACCTCTTTGCGTTTCAGGTAATGATGCATTAAACTTCAACCCTCTTTGGTCTACTTCTAACGTCAATGTACCGTTTTTTGCACTCCCCATAACATCATCAGAGTTATGATTATAGAGTAAAAACACATCAGAAAGATCAACCCCATCCAACGATCTTTGAGAAACTGTTTCAATAAATGCCCCCCCATACAATGGTTTTGAAGGTTCATCAAACACTATTGCATATCCGCTTATATCCATGCCTTCGCTGTCTGATCTTACTTCAATATCGTTTGTATGAAATGATCTTACTTCATTATTATTCTTCATCAGTTCCCTTTCCTGTTGGTGTAGGTGTATCGCTTATCTGTTTTTCATGCTGTGATATAGGAGCTGTGTTTAATGGTAATGTTATTTCATCACCGCCTTTAATTGGCATATCGCCATTTTTAGCCCTTAGTTCATTTGCTGAATAGATACCATCACGTTTTAAAAGTGCCTGTGTTTCTGCTCTATCTCTTGATGTTGCCATCTTTGAAAGATCAGGCACGAATTCAAATTTTAAACTATCATCATGCAACAGCTTTAAGCTAATCTCTTGTTCAATATTTGAGTAAATAGGTGATATTGTAAACTCTTGATATGTCAATGATAACTGTTCAGCGTTGGCATAAGTTGCAGAAACATCACCTAATAAAGGAGGGGGAACAGCAAATATCTGCATGATATCCTCTTTGTTCAGTTTAGCCCCATTGATATAATCAGCATCAGTTGGTGATATAGGTGTTAATTGTGTATATTTAGCCCCACCACCTAACACCGCTGTCTTTCCTGCATTGGTAGCACCACCATAAATTGATCCAAAATTTTCACGCATTTTAGTAACAGTTTCAGATTTAAGATTAGTTTCTGTTTCAATAACCCCACTAATATTTGATGCATTATCAAAATAGGTTTTAAGAAACTCATTGCCACTATTAGAAAGAGAAAATGTCATCCTGTGTAGTTCAATTGGTGATAAGCCTGTAACACCATCTAAAGAGATATTTTTAAAATGCAACATATCTTCAGGAAATACCTTTACCAATGATCCATCTTGCAAAGTGATGTTGTAATAATAAGGTAATGAATTGTCTACTGTGGTGTATATGGTTACTCTGTCGTTAGGAACAAATAAAAGTTCAGTTGGAAACACTCCATTTTTTCTAACAATGTAAAAATAAGCATTTCCATAACCTGATAATTGCGTATTTAATAAAGATTTCCACATGTAAGAAGTCATATTTGGCATTGGTTTATTCAACAGCTTTAACATTGGATGTTTAAATATACGCTCTTTTTTGCCGTCTTTATGTCTAAACAAATGAAGTTCAGTTTGTGCAACTGTATTTGTTATCAATCTAATACAGGCATAAGCAATACCGATCTTAAACATATCTGTTTTGCCAATATCAAATATGTTATCAAATAAACCGCCAAACGTGTTTAAAGTAGTGATTGATCTGTTTTCAGTCTGTTTTTTGTTTTTAAATAATTTCCACATGCCACATTATAAACACAAATCACATTTATTTAACTTTAAAATAGTGCAAATATGTTCTGTTCTATTTCATCAAATCTAAACAAAGCTAATGCTAATGCATCAATAGTTGATGCAACACCATCTATTTTGCGGTTCTGATTGCTCTTATCAGGGATCATTCTCCCATCAGGCTTTATATCTACACTCATATTTGAAACATGCCATGTTGTAACAGGGTTATTTTCATAAGTAAGTTCACCACGCTTTACAATGTCTAATAATAGTTTTGTGGGTTCAGTCAGCACATAGGGTGATTGAACCACCTTCACATTATTAGTAAATCCCATATCATTTTCAATTTTACTGATTAAGTATTTAGCCCTGTTTGGATCATAACCAATTTCAACTATTGCATCACCTGCGCACTCTATATCTGCCTTTATATCCTGATAAATATAATCAGCATCAATTGTATCACCCTTTGTTGCTGTGATATACCCCTCATTTACCCACTTTCTTAGTGGTACTCTTAGTTTTCGCCCTGCTTCATCTATCGTCTTTTCAGGTATGTAATGATGTGTAGTTAGATAAAAACTGTTCTTTTCAAACATATACAATACAGATTTACTTGTAAAATCATCAGATAGAGAAAGATCAAGCCCTATAAACTTGTATATAGCCTTTGATACATCAGGCGGTGTTTCCACTTTGCATTTCTTCCACCTGTCCAATGGTATGTATATCTGATCTTGTGCAACAAACATGTTAAGGTGCTTTACTAAATAATTGTTTAACAGATCAGGTCTTTTTTGTGCATCTGTCGCTGTCTTTAATAAAAACTCTTCTTTTATACTTACACCTATATTTGGATTACTAGCCTGTAATGCATCCAAACTAAACCTGTAACTATCATCATCTTCAATGCGATCCAAATCAGGTTCAGATATAAATGCAAAATAATCATCATCTTCTGTTGTTCCATTCAAAATGGCTTTACCATGTTCATATTCAGGTACTAAAGGACTTTCAAGATTGAACCCTGCTGTGGTAATAATCAGCATTAACGGTTGTTTTCTTGCACCCATTGATGATGCAACAATATCAAATATACCCCTATCAGGGTGCGCATGTAATTCATCCATAACACCAATTGATGCACTAAAACCATCTTCACTCTTGCTGTCACGTCCTAATGTCTTAAATACAGCATCATTCATTTTGAAATGTATCGTGCTATAAGCAACATGCTTGAAAGGTCTTAAATGTGGATGATGATTAATAATCTGATCTACACCATCCCAACATAGTTTTGCTTGATCTCTCTTTGATGCACCAAACCATATTTCAGCACCTTGTTCACGTCTGATGATATTATCAGCTAATGCAAATGCTGATGCAAAAAGACTTTTGCCGTTTTTTCTAGCAATAAAGATCAATGCTGTACTGAACCGCCTCACCCATTCACCTTTGTCGTTTTTCTTTTCCCATCCTGATAAAATGCCTATAACCGCTTTTTGCCACACTTCAAGTTTTAGATTAGTTCCTGCCAATTCACCTTTATAGTGGTGCATGCTTTCAATGATCTGTATGTATTTCTCTGCTATTTCTTCACTAAACCGTATTTCTTTTGAACCACTAAACCGTTTAAGATCATCCAAATGCCTTTGAAATGTCTTATGATAGAAATATTGTTTATGTTCTGATAATAAGATATTGCAAAATTTCGTTATCACTAAAATAATCCGCCCTGTTTAGGTTTTGTTTCATTTATTGCACATTCAAATATATATTTTCCTAAATTATCATCAACCTGATTTCTTATCACCTGTGTTTTATTTTTAATTTTAGTATTTTTTAAATTAACATTATCATCATATGTTTTATTTGT